TCCATTTATCCAAAGAGCACCACATTTTGGACACTCTGCTCTTGATACTGATAAATCAGACATTTCTTTTCGATCTGACATCGGCGTGTCTCCGTAGAATATTACATATTTAGTTCACTCTAATACAAATATGTTGTTTTCAAAAGATTTATTTTATATTTCCTTGAAAGAACTTAACATAGAATCGTTTCTTACATCTAAGGACTTACCTTTATAACGAGGATTCGTTTTGACTTCCTGACTCACCATTTCACCTAATTCATCAGCACATTTGCACCATAGTTTTCTTGCCTCTGGTGCTCCTAATGCTTTTTTCGCCACAAAGTCTCCCACTCATACCAAAGTTGGGAACACTCCGCAGATTTTTCATTGAGATGTGGTTCAAGATACACTAGCAATTCCACGCTCTTAAAGATTTATTAATACGAGAATCGGGATCTCTTGCTGTCTTTTTAGAAGTTAGCTTTGCTTTCATTCCTTTCATTCTAGCGCAGAAGGATGCCCTCCTGGGATTTCCAACCTTCTTGCTTGGTGCTTTAAGGTCTGATCCTGGATTCTCCTTTTCATAAGACTTTCGTCCTTTTTCGTTAAGTCCTCCAGATTTGTTTTGCCCTTCTTTTCTGGTCCAGGCTGATTCGTTGAGCTCATTCCTGAGTTGTTTAAACGACTTCATATTTATACCTCGTTATCTACAAGTATAATATCAAAGATTGCTCCACCACCTACACCATTTTGAGATAGACCTTTTATTTCTATATCTGTTTTCTCTTCAAATCTTAAAGGAACTGGATAGTCATAGTTGAACCCAGAAGCAAATACTCCAAACTGACCTTTAACATTAAATGCTCCACCAAAAGGTCTTGCATACAATCTAAACAGAGCATCATTGTTAGCATCAATAGAACCTTGAAGTTTCATCAAATATCCTGTTTTGCCAGCAGGGATCGTATATAAGGACATCAAAGTTTGACCAGCACCAGCAATAATTACTGCTACATCATTGACACCATTTTTAATTCTAATCTCATCATCATTAGTTGTGCCAGTATTTGGAGTAACCATTCTTGCACGGAACACTCTGGAGAATTGTGCTACTGATGCAGGACCACCAATAGTCAAGGTTTCTGTTACGGGAGCATAGTTTTCATCTAAACCCTGAACCTCTACAGTTCCGCCATCATCAGTCGTGCCCTGGCCAGCATTATCTGCAACTGCAGTTACTGTAGCGGCAGCATAGTATACATAATCTGTTGCTTTATCCCAGATGGTTTGCCAGGAATTAGCAATAGTATCTCTAAATCCAAACTTATTGATGTGTGAATATCCGTCTAACAGTCCAGCAGCAATAGGAATGTTAGCAGCAGCACCATAACTATTCAATGGATTGCCATTCTGGTCTGCCAGCATCACTACTTCAAAGTTGGTAGTGTCCTGTGCCCTATAGTCTTGTGTATCTTTATTCCACTGTGCCATTAGTTTGCAAAAGCGATTTTAGTAGCAAAAACATCTGATACCGAAGTGCCAGTCAAATCTTCGGCAAAGATTTCATCTGAAGAATTTTTAGCAATTGTTGCTCTCTCGCCAGTTGCTAAAGCAATCGATGGTTGATCGATAGCAGCTTCTCCATTGTCAATTCTAATCTGACATGGAGCACCAGAGTTATTCAATACTGACACTACAGTAGCCAGAGAAATATCAGATCCGATTACTGGAATCTCTACTAATGGAGTAATTGGTTTTAGGATCATCGTACTAAATTTTATTATTATTTATTATCATCCATGTTTTCCATTGCTTTAGCAGTTTCTTTCAGCATTTTTTGTAAGTCTGCTGTAGATCCAACAAACATAGTATTATTTACAGTTGTTGGACTTGATGTTTTAGTTGGAGCATCCAAGTCTTTCATTTTTTTCTGTAGATCAATCAATTTGTCAGACATGTCTGCTACTTGTTTCATAGCGTTTATAGCGACTTCATACGCTCTTGGATGTCCTGACTCCTGAGCTACCTCTAAAGCGCCTTGTGCCGCCTCCTGACCCTTCTCTATGAGGTTGTATAACTGTCCTCTAGTGTATTCATAGTCTTTGCCCTGATCCTCATCAGTAGACTTGCTCGGTGACTTGCTCTGTACTTGCTCGGTGACTTGCCCTCCATCACCAACCACGTCAATATCAAATACTTCTTCCATACTTTTTTCAAATTCATTCATAACTTACTCCATCAAAGGTACTCATCAATATCAGAACTAAATCCAAAATCATCTGCTGGTGTTAAAAGTAAATCATCTGGACCTGTTCCATCTGTTCCTTCAACAACGTTGTTTCCATCAATATCAGTTAGTGCTACAGGTTTATATGTAAGATCAGCACTTCTTAAACTCTGTGATCTATTACCAATATTTTCACGAATGATAGCAGTACGAATAGATTTAGACTGATTAAAGGGACCGTAAATATATGATTTTACTGTAAATTGTAAAGTCCAAATTATACTTCTACGACTTGTATAATCTCCTGTCCAAGTATCGGAATAATTAATACCGTCCATAACAACAGCAACATCTCTACTTTCTTCCATATCAGGAATAAAATTTATAGTGATATTGAAATTTGGTTGAAAATATGGTAGAATCTGCTCAAGAGTTTGTAGAGCATCGTCAGTTGACTTAGACAAAATTCCAAGTTCAAAACTCATATTATAAGGAACTGGTACATACTGTTCTCTTAATTCATTACCATTATCTTCAATTACAGTTCTATATTTTTGAACAGGACTAGTTTTTCTGGCACCATCATATCTAATTCCAGTCATTTCAAAATACATCCTAGGAATCCTCATGTACTCATAAGGTTCTCCTGGAGTAGGATCTGGATTTTGTTCTAATCTTGTTACAAATTTATCCCGTGGACCATATGATATAGGTACTTTTTGTACCTCTAAAATTTCTGAGTTAGATGGATCTCTACGTTTAATTTCAATATTATTAAAGAGTGTTCCGAAACCAACAACAGTTTTTCTTATAGCTTCGTTATAAAAATGTGTCCCTAACATTAAATACTACCTGTATAATTACCATATTCGCCAAATGGATTCTGTTCAGTAAAATCTAGAATTTCGTCGGCACCTTGTTCAATATATTTATTATCATCATAATCACTATTTGGATCCTCTAGTGTAGAGAATGTTTCTGTTGTCCAAACGGCACTACTATCAGATCCAGTAATAGTTTCTCCTTCAACAAAAGTCCCGTCTCTAGTAATTAATGTCAATGTTCTTGTAGGAGCATCCCATTTAGAAACCGTAGCGGTAGTTCCAGATGTTCCTCCAGTAACAATCTCACCTTTAATAAAGTTATCTGTTCCGCTACCATCAACCATAACCAAATCAATTGCTGGTGTTAAAATTTCTTCAATGAGATCAATTTCGGCAATTCCTGTATCAATATTTTCATTGCCCATCTCATAAATTTCAGCGGTAATTTTATAAAAATATAATTTACCTAGTTGATGAAATGCTGCTTCTACCTCTACAAATTTTATTTCATATAAGTCTTTTGTAAGAGGAAAGAAAATTAAATCTCCTTCTAGTGGTCTAACAATATTATCTACATCTTTTAGTCGTATTGATTCTTCTTCCCATCTTCTTTTGGAAACCATGAAATTAATTTCATCGGTTACTTTTAATCCAAATTTAGAAACCAACTCAGAATTACCAAACCCTTCAACGTTTTGCATTAGCATTTCAATCACAAGTTTTTGAGAAAACTCTGAATAAATTACATCATTTAATTGATCATCTTTGTATAATTTCCTAGGTAAATAATATACATCAGTACCAAACAATTTAATTTGTTCGTCTGCTAGGTCTTGTACTAAATTTTGCTCTCCTTTAAAACCGCCATAGTTTAAAGGAAAATAGTGACTTGTAGGCATTTTATCCGATCATGTCTAGAGGTGGTAACATATAATCTGAAATCATTTTTGATTCCAACATTTTTGCTTCTGTATCTCCATCTTCCCAGAGTTGACGACCATTCATTGTAACTCCACCAGGAAGTTGTATATTATTATACTTGATCATATTTTGTCCCCACTGTCTTTTAAGAAGAGCAGAAGCGTATCTTTTTAAGAAACTATCGTTATAAACCTTAGACCAATCTGCTGGATCTAATGCCCTATAACATTCAATAACTAGATAATCTCCTTCATCAATTCTTTCTGTGTCAACATCAATATAGAGTCTATCTTGTCTCTTATTAAATCTATATTGTATAAGAGAACCGGCGTTTACAACCATATCAATAGTCTCAAAATATTGTTTGATCATATAATAATATGACATATCAAAATGACCAAACGTATAACCAGATGTAAAAGAAAATACATCCATTAAAAAATATTGATTGGCAAATCCCCACATTTCATTAGAAGATAACGAAGAAGAAACTCCAAACACCTTATTAATACCTACTATATGATCAGGTATTGGTAAATAATTTCCTCTGTTTTGCCAACGAGAATCACTTTCGACTGAATTAATTGTAATTGTGCCTGTAGTATTTCCTCCTTCTAAAATGTTTAAAACATCCCCAACTTTATATCCAGACCCTTGATTACTGATCAAAACTTCCGTTAAAGTACCGGAAGAGACTTTTACATCTACTTGTAATCCAGTACCTGTAAGAGAACCTGACGTTTCTAAAGTTAATTCTCCATCAGTGTACCCAGATCCGGCGCTGGAAATTGTAAAAGTTACTCCTCCATCGTCTCCTTCTTTTGTGGATATAAAATCTGCTTTCTTAAATCTTTCAGCATCATCAGCAGTAACACGATGCTTTAAATACATTTTTTCGATACCATCAAAATGGTATTCTTGATAAAATTGTACAGCTTCGTCTATTCTATCATCTATTTGATCATCATCTAAATTAATTTCTAATACAGGAGCACCTAGCTGACGAAGGCAATAGTCTTTAAACTCTTCCCTTGTGGTTGGGTTTGCCATTCTTACAACCTACTTTTTAAGTATTTATCAGATGAAGATTGCTTGAGACACTGCTGCCCCACCAACAGCAAC